TTGCGTTTGCGATGGCGAACTTGGCTTTCGACAGCCATTCGTCTCGCTCGACATCGTCAAAGATGCCGTCGCCTTTCGGGTAGCCTTCGAGGATCGTCCTCTCGCCGCATTCCGGGTAATCGACGCGGAACCACCCATGGCGAAGTCGGAGACAACCAACCTGCGCTCCGTCGAGCTTTGCGTCGTATTGCTCAGGGCAAGCGGAGCAAGTTTGGTGAAGCGTGATCCGGTCGGCGAGGCGTTTGGCCTGGGCGTCGGTCATCTTCCGCCCTCCGCCATACGATTGAATTCGACGATCGCAGCCCGACGGGCGCGCCAATCAACTCTCCCAGCCACGTAGGAGGCCGCATGCCCAGCGTCGGAAAGCTCGGAACCCCGGAAGAGCCCGTCTTCATCTTCGACGAGGGCGCACCGGCCCTTTACGTCGACCTGATCACAGAGCTCGAAGTCGACGAGAACGACATCGTCCGCATTTCGTTCGGCGCCATGTCCAAGAACGGCGACGGCCAGATCAAGGCCATGATCGCGGTTCGGATCAGGATGCCGAAGAATATGGCCTGGCAGTTCTGCCGAGATCTGAGGGGCTTGGAAGAGTGACGTCATCATGCCGCCTGCTCCGGTACAGCCAGGAACTCCGACAGATCGATCGCCTTGCCGACCGACTTGGCGGCATCGATGATCGGTATCCAGTATTCCTGGGGGATCTTCCCGCGGTCCTTCCAACCTTGGACGGTCGAAACCGGAACACGGCGATCATCCGTCGAAAGGAGCCGGGCTGTCTTCGTCAGGCCGCCAAGTTCGTTGATGATGTGCTCTGCTGGGGTTTTGGCTGTCACGTCAATTTCTCGCTGTTCGATTTACGCACTTGTACGTTCTTTGCGTAAATCTGTCAACGTGGAAAACGTAAACGCATTTCACGTATGTAGGCGCATGACAAAGGCACTCGATTCTGTGACCGAGAAATTCCGCCAACTGCGCGAGCGCGCGGGTTTGTCGATGGACGAACTGGCAAAGGGGATGGGCTACAAAGGCGCCTCGAGCATCCAGCGCTACGAGAACGCCGATGAGTACAAAAAGGAATTCATCAGCCCCGACATTGCGGCGAAGCTTCTCAAGGTAGTGTCGGGCAAAGGCGTCCCTCCTATCGAGCCGAAAGAAGTGTGGGCTTTGACGCGGCCGGCAAACGGCTCGCTGGTGAGCACCTTCGATCCAGATTTAAGCGAGCACTCTGCGGAGTCTGACGGCGGGTTCACTCGGGAGCATTGGCGCCCGCATATCGACGGCGCCGTACCTGAAATTGATGTGAAGCTAGGCGCCGGCGAAGGCGCTATCGGCGAGGTGATCAACCTTCCCGTCGGCGACGCCAACATTTCCGGGCATCGCGTCGTCGCCGAATGGCTTATCCCGAAGGATTATCTGCGAAGCGAAGCTAAAGCCTCGCCATCTCATACGCTGGTCATGGAAGTCGTTGGCGATTCGATGCATCCAACCTATGCGCCAGGCGATCGCGTCCTCGTCGATCTATCCCAGAACCGAATGGTCTCCGACACTGTGTACGCGATCAGCGACGGCACTGCGGAGCCGCAGATTAAGCGGTTGCAGAGGGTGCCGTTCTCAAGTCCTGTCGAGGTCAAGATTATTTCGGATAACCCGAACCTCGAGACCTTCACCGTCGAGCTCGACCGGTTGACCATCATCGGCAGGATCTGCGGGCACATCGCCCGCAAGTGAGGCTATTTCCGCCTCCTGAGGAACCGCTCATCGCGCGTCCTGATGTCCGCCACGACTATCCCGACCACCAGCGCTTGGAATTGCTCCCGGCTGAGCCGGTGCGCGCCGCCACGCTTTTCTTGAGACAGTAGCAATCCCCCTTCCCCATCGAACGTGTTGCTGACGCGGAATAGGTCAAGGCAGCCACCGACATCGACGAGGTAGATGCCCTCGCCTTGATACGCGGTGACCGGCGCCAGAAGCGCGTAATCGCGTCCACCTCGGAGCGTCGGCTCCATTGCATCTCCGTTCACCGCATGAACTCGAAATCTATCGGATAGAACCTCTTCCGGCGCCACCACCGGAAAGGACAAGTCGTGCATTTCAATCCCTCGTGAATTCTACACCCCCAGCATCAGAGTGCATCGGACGTTAACCCGCCCGTTGCGCTTGGCGACACCGGTAATTGCGGCGCAAGGATTACGGGGAAACTTCATGAAAGCGTCACACAAGCGCGGCGCCACGTCCGCTGGCGATCAGCCGTATGACAGTTTTGTGACAATCCACCGGTAATAACCCATACGATTCTGTGGTTCGGCTGCAGTTTTCTATTCGGTGTTGCCCAATGCCGTTGGGCCGAAATCGCGACGCGCGCGCCGAAATCGCAAGTTCACGTTTCGCAAATCCCATTCACAACCCGTCATCGTGCTCGTACGCACTTCCCGCGTAGAAATTTACGTGCGTTTCGTAAATGTGTATTGCAATTTACGTTTTGTGCGTATACGTTGCTTTCATCAACAGACGGCCACGCCGGGAGATGAAAGCGATGATGATCAGCTTCGAGTGCGAATACGAATTTGACGAACTCCGCGTCTTCGGAGACGGCATGATGGCCTACGGAAAGGCAACGCTGGTCGAGGATGGCGACGCATTTATCGTCTCCGAAATCGCGCTTGACGGCGGCACGAGGTTTACCCGCAGCGGCACTGGCCCTCTCGGAAGCGAATTTAGCCGGCGCCTTTTCAACCTGATGGCGGTCGAGATCGAGAACAGCGAGGGTGCTCAGGACTTCTTCAACGAAGCCTTCGCCAACCACCACACGCCCGACGAGGATCGCGCCTACCAGGAATGGAAGGATCGCCAGCTGGATGACCAGTGGAGCGATCGCCAGTTGGAGGCAGCCGAATGAAGGACTGCCCCGCCGCGGCCTTCGGCTGCTCCTGCAACCGATGCGTCAAGCCTGAGCCGGACCTGACAGCCCTGATCCGGTTCAACCGCGCGACCTACGCCACTGCAACATTCCTCATTCTCCTCGCCGTGCTGCTCGGCCTCATGGCCGTGGGGCTTCTTAGAACCGAAGGCGCAATGCAGCGCGCCGCCATCATCAACCAGGAAAACATCGTAATCACGAAAGGACCGACGTCATGGCATTGAAAATTACTCGCGCATCCGACCCGATCACAGTCGATCGCCTCAATATGGTCATCTATGGCCCGCCCGGTATCGCCAAGACCTCCTTGGCCTTCACGGCCGAAGCACCGCTATTGCTAGACTTCGATAACGGCAGTCACCGCGCGGCCAACCGGAAGGACGTTGTCCGCGTCACTTCGTGGGCCGACATTACGAACATCGACGCCGGCGACCTGGAGCCATTCAAGACCATCGTCGTTGATACCGCCGGACGGGCGCTAGATTCGCTGTCGGTCGATATCATCAAGGCCAATCCCAAGCACGGTCGCGGCGGCGCGCTGACGCTGCAGGGCTTTGGCGAACTCAAATCCCGGTTCGGCGCCTTCCTCAAGCTGCTCAACAGCTTCGGTAAGGACGTCGTTCTGATTGCCCACATGGACGAGCAGCGCAGTGGTGACGATGTGATCGAGCGCCTTGATGTGCAGGGCGGCTCCAAGGGAGAGATCTACAAGACTGCGGATGCCATGGGGCGCCTGATCATCGAGAACAAGCATCGCTGGCTTCTGTTCTCTCCGACCGACGCCGCCTTCGGTAAGAACCCCGGCCAGCTTGACCCGCTCAAGGTGCCGCACTTCGAGGACGCAGACTTTGAAGGATTCCTCGGTCGCGTCATCCAGCAGACCAAGGATCGCCTCAACGAAGCGTCTTTGGCGCAGAAGGAAGCAGCCGCAGAGCAGGAATGGTTCCGGGACGCTATTTCCAAGATCAACTCAGTCGACCAGTTGAACGGACTTCTCGGCCGTGTCGCGAATGCACCCAAGGCTTGCAAGGTCATGATGCGCGACAAGGCAACCGCAATTGGCGCTCACTACGACACGTCTCGTAACGAGTTCGTCCTCAGCAGCAAAGAGGCCGCCTGATGCTTGCGCGCGTCTCCAACATCGAAGCTTACCGCCAGTGGAAAAACTGGCGGCCGCTCTTTGACGGGCAGGAAGAGCCGACCGTTGAAGACCTGGTAAGGTTCATCACGGTTGATGAGCCTTCCGCAGCCATGAGGGCCGGAACGGCGTTCCATCGGGCCATGGAACTCGCCCAGGACGGCGAACACGAGGAGTTTGAGGCGAACGGATATCGCTTCATCCTTCCCGACGCCGAGCTGTCGGTTCCGGCCGTCCGCGAGATGCGGGCTTACGGAACCTACGGTGGTCTTGAGGTGACCGGCCAGGTCGACGCCATCCACGGCAAGATCGTCTTCGATCATAAGACAACGAGCAAGTTTGACCCGGAACGGTATCTCGACGGTTGCCAGTGGAAATTCTACCTCGACCTTTTCGAGGCAGATCAATTCCAGTGGAACATTTTCCTCATCAAGGAAGAGGAGCCGCAGGTATACCGAGTTGCCAAGCCGCATGTCCTAAAAGCGTATCGGTATCCGGGCCTCCGCGCCGACTGCGAAGCTCTGGCGGCAGATTATCTCGCCTTTGCGCGTGAGCACCTCACGCTTCCGGCTGCCACCAATCAGAACGATATCGACGCGATCCGTCAACATCCGCTGATGGCGTGCTGACCCATGACCCAGAGGAAGCAAACGTTCATCCTGATCAACGACCGTGTGCGAGAAAATGCGCTCTTAGCCATTGCGGCTGCCGGCGAAGGCAGCGCCGTAACAATTGGTCCGAAGACCCGCAGCGGCGACCAGAACGCTAAGTTTCACGCGATCTGCACCGATATAGCCAACTCCCATATGACGTGGGCCGGCAAGAGGCGCGATGCTGAGGCGTGGAAGGTTCTTCTGGTTTCCGCCCATACCGTGGCGACGAAGAACGATCCTGGCGCTCCAAAGCCTGAAATCGTTCCCGGCCTCGAAGGCGAGTTCGTCAACATTCGCGAAAGCACGGCGCGCATGTCCGTTGGCCGTGCTGCCAGCCTGATCACCTACGCCATCGCATTCTGCGACACAAACGGCATTCACCTCTCGGAGACGATCCGTGGCGGCTTCCATGATGGCGCCAACGACTGGAGGGCAGCATGACCGAAGCGTTGAAGTACACCCCCGGCCCTTGGGCGTGGTTCGGCAACGCCAGCAGCAACTACGTCTATCTCGCCACCGTTCACGGNCGCCGCTATGTCATGGACTTCACGCGCTGGGGCATGCGTGGCGCTCAGCCTCGCTTCCAGCCCGCCAAGCGCGGCATGGTCGATGCGAAGGACCTGCTGCAGTTCGAAGTTGGCGACCGGTCCATCGTCGGTATTGAGGATGCGAAGAAGGACGGCAGCGTCTACCGCTACGATATTCGAGGCATCAACTGCGCCGACGCTTGGTTGATCGCGGCCTCTCCTGAACTTCTGGACGCGCTGAAGGATGTCGTCTGCGCCTTCGCCATGAACAATGCCGAGCCGGCAGAACTTTTGCGCGCACTCGCCCAGCCTATCGAAAAGGCAAGTGCGGTGATCCGCAAGGCGGAAGGCGGTGCGGCATGAAGAACCCGTTCCCTGTCAACCTTCAGACATCCGAAGAAGTGCGCAAGGCTGGATGGCAGGCGGAAACCCGCGATGCTGACGGCCACCTATGCCGACTCCATGCGCCGTTCGAGACCGACGAGGACATAGTCTGGCTTGTGCGCGAGGCGCTGGAGAACGGCGAGACCGTAACAATCTGGCCAGCGCAAGGCGGTGCAGTATGACCGCTCTCAAGGCATATTCCGTCCTTGAGAGGGACGAATACACCGGCGACATCTATTTCGCGCCGAGGGCGATCGTCGCCGCCAAAGCCGGCGCGAACGAGTATGGTGACGGCGAGCTGTCCTACATCCAGTGCCGCCGCGCCCCTTGGGCCGACGCATTCGCCGGCAAAGGTGTTCCTGCAAAAGTCGCGGTCGACCACGGCTGGCACTTCGAGTGCCACGGCTGCGGAATCCAAATCGATAGTGACCTTGAAGAAGAACACCGCCTGCCCGTCGACGGCATCGTCGGCACCATGCACGGCGCCGTCTACTGCTGCGCCCGCTGCAAGTGGAAGCACATGAAGCGCGAGGCGAGGCGCAAGCAGGAAGAGGCGGCGGCGATCGAGGATTTCAAAGCGATCGTCCGCGCGAGGTTCCCCGATGCTGACTTCGCCGACGACGAATCCGAGTTCCGCGGTCACCACGCATACGTGACGCGAGCCGACCGCTCGTGCTTCTGGCATCGCGGCCAGGTCATCGTCGCCTTCCGTTTTCCCGGCATGAAAATTGGCCCTGCGCACTTCCGCCTGGAGTCCTACCACCGGATCGGTCCGCCGATCGCCGGCTACACCTGCTGCAACGGCGACCGTGGGGCCTTCGAGGCTTATGCCGGCGCAACGAGGGCAAGACGATGACCGGCACCGTTCGCTACTTCCACGGCGGATACGGCGGCCTGACCGTCGGACAGCTCGTGCTGCCGCCGGCTATAACGAAAGCACCGTCGACCGCGCGCTACGGCGCCGCCGGCGTCTGCAACACCAACAAGGTCTATGTCTGCACCGATCAGCACGGCGCGCTTCTCTACGCCTGCATGCATTGGTCCGGTTGCGGAAAGGTCTATGAGGTCGAGCCGATCGGCGAGTTGAGGCCGGATCCTGACGCAGCGCGGGAGGGCTTCTCCTTCGAGTGCGACAAGGCCCGCGTCCTGAGAGGGATCCGGGTGCGCGGGAAATTCATCAAGCAGGTTCAGCGAGACATGCTCCGGGAGGCGGTATGAGCGCTTCATTCGACAAAGCCTCGATCATGTCGACGCTGACCGACGGCATGAAGATGAAGGCCCAGATGATCAAGAAGGGCCTCTCGGCCGCCCGCGTCCGCTGCCCGCAGTGCGACGGTTTCCTTCACGCGCGCCTCGCCGGCCGGAAGAACCACCTTCGGTTCTGGTGCGACGGCCCGTGCAAACGACAGATGATGGAGTAGACCATGGCATTTCGCATTGCCAATTCGATCCGCCCGGATCCGACACCAGCGCGCAGGCCGGCGAAGAAGCCCGCCTATCTGGCGTTTATTCACCACCTGCCTTGCGCGGTCTCTGGCGTCTACGGCGTCCAGGCTGCGCACGTCTCCTATACCAGCCAATGGCACGGAGCATATGGGCGCGGGAAAGGGACAAAGGTTCCCGACCGGTTCGCACTTCCCCTGTCGCCCTCTGAACACGCCCTGCAGCACTCCGGCAAGCTTGGATCGGAGCGTGATTACTGGGCCTCGAAGGGGATCGATCCACACGAACTCGCAAACGCACTTTGGGGCGTGTTCTGCGACTTTGACGAGGCAGAGGCGATCGTCAGATGCACCGCCATCATCAACCAGCGATTGGCTTCAGTCGGCGCGCTCCGGTCGAGGGACGAGGTATGAGGCAAATAGTCGAGAAGATCGCCCAGGTAGCCAATGCCGTCGGTTGGCAGGCAGGTGAGCCGGCCATGGAGCTCGCCGGCCAGATCGTTTCGGTCCTCGCCGCCAACCCTGAGCACATCGAACGCTTCATGAGCGATGGCGCCGAGCTTTTCCTCGACGGCACATTCAACGCCGAAAACGGCTGCCTCACCTATCGTTCCATCGGCGGCGATGTCCTCAGCCCGTCCGTCCTTCGCGCGAAGAAAGGCATGCAGCAATGAGCGAATTCCCTGAAGGCGTGATGAAGCTGGCGAGCGAGACCGTGAAAGAGAACTTCGAGTGCGGAGAGCCGTGGTCAAAGAGCATCGCGCGCGCGATCATGGCCGACCGATCCGCCCGCTCCACCCCTCCCGCAGCGGCGAATTCCCCGATCACGCCAACTGTCAACAAGAACGGCAGTGGAACGAACAGTGAAACGCCGGGAAAAACCTGACAAAATGACCCTAAAAGTGGCCCTAACAGCCAGAACATTGCCCCCGCCGATACGGACGCCGCACAGAGCAGGGCCGAGGCCTTCGACAAGATCGTAGCCGCCCGCAAAGCCCACGTTGATGCCGTAGCTGCTTACAACGCTCGCCTTGAATTCGTTCGCGCGGAACGGGAGCGTGGCAACTGGCTCAATGTCGATCCCGAATATGCCGCGATGTCGGAAGCTCAATCTGCATTCTATTGCACAGTCCAGGAGCTTGCCGATGCCGCCATCCGCCAGCGCGCCGAGGAGAAGCCATGATCCCCGACCTGACCAACGCCACCCCCGCCACGCG